GTGAGCGTCGCTGCCCGCAACAGCGGCCTCGACGAGGTCGTCGGGCTGCTGCGTCAGATCCTCCAGCAGCTGAGGGCGCCGCGGTCGCTCTCCGTGATCGAGGAAGCCGCGCTCCGGTTCGAGCAGGAGCTGCCGCTGCTGAAGGTCCACGTCGCGGCGCTGCTCGGTGTCTCCGAGACCACGGTCGATCGTCAACTACGGCCAGCGGGCGGCACGGCCCGCGGCAAGCGCTGGTACTCCCACGAACAGGTGAAGAAATGTCTCGAAGGTCGAAACGAGTTCCCCGTCACCGCGTCGCTCTCCCGCCCCGCACGCATCCAGACGTCAAAGCGGTCACGATCATCGACCGCTCGCGCGACGCCGATCGTGGCTGGTACGTCGACTTCAAACCGCGAGGCGGCGCGCGAGTCCGACGCCCGATCGGTGCAGGAGATCGTGCAGCGGCTGAGGCCGCAGCCATCGACTACGTCATCGCGTGGGCCCGAGAGCAAGTCGCTGTCGACAGCGATGCGTTCGAGGTGATGGCCGCGCGGATGATCCTGCGAAAGCAGCTCGAAGGACACGCGCCGCGCTACATCGACGCGATCCAGACGCACCTACGGCTGCACATCCTGACGCGGCTCGATGGAGCACGACCGATCGCGTCGTACGACGCGCCGCAGCTCACCCAGTTCAGGAGCGAGCTCGCCGAGGTGGCACAGGCCGAGTTCATCGAGCTCGCGACCGCGAACCGGATCCTCGTCACGCTTCGGCAGACGTTCAAGTTCGCGGAGAGCGAGTTTCACGTCCCGGCGCCGGCGCTTCCGAGAAATTTCCCGGAGCGGCAGCCGGACTGCTGGACGATCCTCGAGCCGTCTCAGATCGCTACGATGCTCACCGCGCTCCCCGACGACGTGCGTCCCCTGTTCGGGGTCGTCGCGAACACCGGGAATCGGATCGGGAGCGTGCTGCTCACGCAGAGGAGCTGGGTGGATCTGCGACGGAAGACGATCCGGTACCCGGCCGAGGTCATGAAGGGGCGACGCGTCCACGAGATCGAGCTCAACGCGCCAGCCCTCGAAGCGATCGAGACCGCGCTCGCTCGAATTCCGGCGACAGAACAGCGGCTGTTTCCGTACTCGTACTGGTACGCGTACGACCGCTGGGTCGACATGTGCGACGAGCTCGAGCTCGAAGCGCGGATCCACGACCTCCGTCACTCCTTCGTGTCCAACCAGCTCGACGCGGGCGTCCCGATCCACGTCGTCCAGGCGTTGGCCGATCACCGACAGATTTCGACGACGCAGAAATACGCGCACCCGACCGACGCAGCCCGACGCCAGGCGGTCGATGCGGTGCAGATCCCCGTCACGGCGGGAGCGGTCGTACCCATCACGAGCGCCCGTGGCACCAAGCGTGGCACCAAGACCGAGCTCGGCGAACCATCGACGGCGAGAAAACCTATAGAAAATAGGCCTAAAGTGGAACTGGGTCATGACGGACTTGAACCGTCAGCCAACGGATTAAGAGTCCGCGTTCCGCGCGTGGCGTGACGCGGGGTTAGGTCGAGGTTTGGGCCGAGCGCGGCGAGCGCTGGGACAACGAGCGGTTCGTGACCGAGAACGGCGCGCCCGAGTTGTCGTGATAGCACGGCGGCTCGGCGCGCCCCACCATCGTGGACATGGACACGCGCGAGATACGGGCCGCGTTCGTGGTCGTCGACGGGGACGACGTGGTGTCCCGCCCCGACGGACCGCTGACGGCGCTTGAGCCCGAGCTCGTTCCGCGGCCGCCGAGCGGCGACATCCACGAGGTGGGCGGCGGCGGCCTCATGTGCGCCGACGAGCTCGGGCTCGGCGACGGGAGCGCGTTCAAGATCACGCTGCGGGGGCCCGACGAGGAGCAGCTCCTCAACGGAATGCTGATCTGTGGCTATGCGCGCGATGCGGTCGCTCGCGGCGACCGTAGGAAGCTCGGAGCGCTCCGCGCGGCCTTCCACCATCTGGTGCTTCGAATTCCGGAAGTGCACGCGTTCCTGGACGCGCTGCCGCGCGTAGCAGCGGAACGCTTGGCCGGCAGGCGCCGCGCCGTCGGTCGTCCGCGCAACCTGGGCCACGACCTCGCATGCGTGCGCTCGATCGATCGCCTCGTCGAGCTCCGCGGGATCTCCGTCATCGCGGCGTGCAAGATGCTCCAGCAACACCTTCAGCCGCGGGTGTCGCTCCGCAGCATCCAGAACGTCTACTCGATGCACGGACCGCATGCCCAGATCCACGCGCGGGGCGTCTTCGTCCGCCGAGCGGTCCTCACGCCGTTCGAGTGGGGCGCGCCGCCGATGATGAGCATGAGGACGTTCATCGACCGATGACGCGGACCACGAGCCCGCAGAAGAGGAGACCGAGATGGGAAAGCACGCACCGAGCCCGAACGATCAGCGCAGCAACGCCATGAACCCGAACAACGCCGCGTACCACCACGCCGAAGCCAACCGCGCCGCGCAGCTCGAGGCGCAACGCGAGGCACCGCCTCCGCCGCCCTCGCCGCCCGCAGCGCCGGCGCCGACAGCGACCCCCACGCCGAAGCGCTGACCGCGAGCGTCAGTCGGACCTGCCCTTCGCCGTCTGAGGCGTAGGAGGTGCCCCATGTCCGACCTCGATCGCCCGCCGCCCTTCACCGACGGCTTCCTGTCCGACTCGTTCGTCCGCGCGGCCGAGGCCGACGCGCGCGAGCGAGCGGCCCGCCTCGCAGCCGATCCCGATCGCGGGTGGACCATTCGTTTGCACGAACCGCCGCGCGTGCGCGCGAGCCGCAACCCGAACTATCGCGCCACGTACCCCGGCCTCTGGACCGCGGTCGCGATCGACCCGCGCGGTCACCGCGAGACCGAGTGCGCGACGACGGCGCTCGAGGCCGAACGGAAGCTGCGCGTGCGGCTCGAACTCGCCGCTCCCTCAGCGAGCCCAATTCCATGCGCGACCGTCGACCGTGCGAAGTAGGCCCGCCCACGATCCCGCTGCGCAGCCATCTGTCCCGCCACGGCAACGATTGCATAACGGCGCCGCGTCGTGGGATCGTCCCCCGAGCGGCTCGCCGGTGACCCCTGGGGCCGTGCCGTCGTCGTGAAGGGGAGTAGCCGCGAACATGGCGACAATCCGCATTGCGATCGCGCAGCTCGCGTCGCACCTCGCAATCTCGGCGAACCACGTCGATTTCCTCGGCGAGCCCGCAACGCCAAAATCGATGACGGTGAATCTGAGCGCGTTGCAGGCGGGAGGCCTAGACCTCAACGCAACGACGACTGCAATTCGCGAGCGCTACGTAACGTGGCAGGCGACACGATTGGCGGCGCTATTTTCGGCGCTGGCAAAGTTCGAGCCCCCGCCGCACGTTGTACTGCTGCCGGAGGGGTCGGTGCCCGCGCTCTGCCTCCCGGTCATCGCCGACTGGGCGCGTGAGCATGGCGCGGTTGTCCTCGCGGGCACGCACACGGTCCGACGAGATCGCGCGAGCCTCGATGCGTACACAGCCTCCGGCGTGGAGAAACGTGAGATCGAAAAAGCGGCCAAGAACACGTCGAGCGTGCTGCCCCTCGTCACACCGGCCCGCACGGTCCTCATCGCGAAGCAACTCCCGTCGCCGTATGAGACGTTCAACCAGCAAACAGCGCGCCGGAAGATCCCCACGATTCCGTTGCAGCGCATCGAAACCCGCGGCCAATCGCTGACGCTCAAGCCCCTCGTCTGCTCTGAAGCTCTTCAGGCCCACCACACCGCCGACGGCCAGTACGACCTCGTTGCTATCGTTTCCTTCGACGCGCGACCAGATCAGTTTCAGCCGTTCTGTCAGCAGACCACCCGCCAGGGCGTCGCCGTCGCGTACTGCAATGACGCGTCCGGCGGCGGCTCCATGCTCCACTACGTGCGCGATACGCGAAACCCCGACTGGGACGTAGTGGCGTTCGAGCGCGGACTTCCGCCCGAAGAAGCGCTGCTTGTATACGACCTCGATCTCGACGTTCGCGCTGTCGAGGTCGGCGTGGCCGCCCCCCGACAGGCCGGGCGGTTGGTGTGTCTAGCGACGCTCGGCGGTTCCGATCGCGAAGGACTGTCGCGGATGTGGGACGCCGCCCACGCGCTCGAGCGCACGGCGAGAATCGCCGCGCTGCGAGAGCTCAGAAAGCAGCACAAACACGAGCTCATCGTCACTCGCCGGTGCGACCACCTCATCAACCTAGAGACGGCGGGGATCGATAGCGAACTCGCCTGGTCTTCGCTCGCGCGCGACTACTCGCTCACCAGTCTCGACCTCGCCGCGTTCGAGAAGGAGCTCGCCACGATCGCCGCAGTGGCGATTCAAGAAAGGCTCGGCGAGCTGCGGCAGGATCAGCAGAAGCTAAACGCAATCGACATGCTCAAGTTCCTACGAGACATGGGTGGCAAGTCCACCGGGGCTCAGGGAGGCGGGCACGCTCCTCGACAGGTCGATGCGGCGCGCATTCAGAACCGGGACGCCGAGGTCAGCGGAGTGATCGAGTTCGTCGACAGCTCGCACGACACCATGCTCGAACTGGTCGGCCTCGAGGGAATCGGCAAGACCTCCATCCTCACCAAAGCGTTCACCGTTGGTGGCGTGGCGCGGGTTCATTGGATTCAGCTTCTTGAAGGCAGCTCCGTGGAGTACGTGGTCCGGTCTATCGCGCCCGACGTGCCTGGAGACCATCTCGACGAGAAGGCGATCGCGTCCCTTCGGGACGACACGCGCGTGCATGAAGCGCTGCGGATGCGCGCCGATGTGTACGTGGTGCTGGATACGCACCACCTATACAACGGGCCTCATTGGCGCGATGACCGAATCGGCTCTGCTCTCGAATCGCTCATCCTTGCCTGCGATCGCGTGGGCAGGAAGATCATCTTCGAAACGCGGCGTCAGCTCCCCCTCGACGTGCCGTACGTCGGCAAGGTACGACGACACGTGAAAGGACTGGCAAAGGATCTTCGCCGCCACGGAGTTGCGTTGCTCGATGCGCGTCTGCGAGGGCTAGAGATCCAGCCGGCCGCCGTGCCCGCCGACCAACGCGAATGGATCGTGAGCGTGTTGGGAGGACATCCTGTCGCACTACAGCTCGCCGCGGAGATGGTAGTGACGCACGGGCTGGACGGCCTGAAGCACTCGCTCGGACGCGCCGAGAGCCACGTGATGAACTATCTGGCGAAACTGTTTCGATCTGTGGAGATGGACGACGATGACCGCCGGTTGATCGCGACGCTCGCGCTCGCGCGGCTCCCGGTCCCCCGCGCAGCGCTCTTCGATGCAACGGGCCCCGACGGCGACCGGATCGCGCGGCTGATCAGCGCCGGCGTCGTCGACCAAACGGCCGACTTGACGATCGAGCTCTCACCCGTCTTTCGACCGCTGCTGCAACAGCAAGACGTCGGCATCGGGGATGCTCAGCGCAAGAGGTTTCACGCCGCCGCATACGAAGCCTTTCGTCAGCGCGCAGAAGCAGCGCCCGACGATCTCTCCTTGCGGGTTGAAGCGGAGTATCACGCGGGTTTCGCAGGCGTGAAGCCATCCAGTTTGACCGGACTCAAGGACGCGGCGCTCGGTCGCGTTTCCGCGCTGATGCGACGCGAGGAATACGGGAAGGCATGGGACCAGGTCGACGCACTCTTGGGCAAGTGGCGCGATCTAGACATCCTGCGTATGGGCGCCGAAGCGGCGGCGCTCGCTGGGAAGATGGACCGTGCCGTCGAGCTAGCTCGCGAGGTATTCACTCGCGATCGGTCTGACACTCGGTTGCTAGCCAACCTTGTCAACGCCGCATTGAATCAGTCGCAGGACAGGCAATGGGCCGGCGATCTCCTTGAGATTGCGCAGAAGGCCGGAATCGAGGACGTCGAGATCCTTTGGGCCCAGGCTCGCTTCGACCAGCGACGTGGATTCTTCGATGCGGCGGAGACCGCACTTCGGAGAGCCTGTGACCTAATCCGCGCGCGTCCGGGGCGGAATACCCCCTGGCCATTCTTCTATCTCGGCCAGCTGCTAGTTCGACGCGGAGACCTCGAGGGCGCTGAAGAGGTGCTCTACGAGGGTGAGCAGTACTGCTTCAAGCATGAAGTGCGCTCGCCGCGCGTGCTCAGGGCGCTTCAGGGGTTGCTCGGATACGTATATCTCCTCAGCGGGGACGTTGAGAACGCGGCGCGATACATTGAGCCGCTCGTACGGGAGGGTGATGCATCACCGCAGTCGATTCGAGCTTATGCGGCCCTCCAGCTCAAGCGCGCCGGCGCCAACGCCGCGCGCGATGCGATCGAAGCTCTCGGCGCCAACGAATCGCGCCGCAACAGCAAGGATGAGTGCCAGCTGCACCTTTTCCGCGCGATGTTCTACGAGCAGATCGGGGATCGAGCGCTCGCGGCCCAGGAGTTCGAGCAGGCATACCGTGCAGACCGCAACAACGTGTACGTGATGCTCCGGTGGGCCGACCTCCTCATCGCCGAGGCCGACCGCATCTGGTATGATGTCGGCGACGACGGGCACAAGTCGTACGCCGCAGACGCCGCCAGGATCGTCGGGCGCGTACTTTCGTTCGACAGGGACAACGCCCGCGCGCTCCGCTTGGCGGAGCATCTCCACGCCCGATTCGGCGTCAGCGTGCAACTTGGGACCGGCACAAGTCAGTCCGCACATCGGGACTGATTGCTGACGATCCTTCACCGAACGACCGACATCGAGCCGACGATGTTAACGAGGACCTTTCAACGGATCGCGAAGCAGGTGGCCTCGGCGGCCGCGACATTTCGGGGGCCATGCATGACATCGCCAGCGTTACTCCCAGCCGCACGAATCGCAGCGCCGCTACAGATCGGCGGCCGCGTTGCGCGGTTTTCAGAATGGCCACTCGTGAGCATCAGCGGGGTGTCGCGCACGCAAGAAGTTCTCTTCGCGTCCGACCCCTGGGCAACCATCACGACTGGCGTGCGCCGCCGCTGTCCGCAGAACGCTCAACTCGCGGCTCTCGCATTCGTTCGCCAGGCGGAGCACAACTATCGCACCGCCATCGCCGCGTCGCTGATCGAATCAAAGCCAGTCTTGCTCTACTACTCCTTCCTCAATCTCGTAAAAGCATACCTTCTGACGGTTCAACAGCAGCCCAGTGTCGACAGGGCCAAACACGGCATGAGTGAGAAGCTCAAGGTCGGTGGCCAGGAGTTCGTCGACGCCTTCATTAGCCTTATCCCAACGATCCAGGCGAGCGAGGTTTCGATATTCGACGAATTTCACACGGCGCTAACCGGCGCACACATGCAGGCTCGCATCGACTGGGACCTACCCGCGATGGCGCCGCAGATCCTCCCGGGGCATCGGATGTGGGCAGCCACGACGCTCACCGATCCCGAACGGTTCGTGCGCCTCGACAACCTCGTCGCTCACGCCGAGCCGGGACCGAATCCCGGAGCCTGGCTGTCGTTCGATGTTCACGACCAGGACGTCGCCCGCGCTGGACTGACGGCGGTCGACTTCGCGACCGCGGCGGGACTCCCCGGGAACTGGACACAGGTTCACGCCACGCCCGGCGACGGCCGACTAACCTTCGAGAGTGATCTGGTCCAGCCGGTTGGCACGGAGACCGCCAGCGACTGTGCCGCTCGACTCAGCGGGACCCTGGTGCGCGCCCTGTGGTCAACGGTAGTCGCCGCGCCACCGTACCGGCGTTACTACGCGTTCAGGCGTGCTGCGAGCGAGACGGTCCTTCCACAGCTGCTGTCGACTTACGCGTTCGTGTTCTATCTCGGCTCTGTCACTCGCTACCGGCCGCATCACTTCGAGCGTGTCGTGGTGGGCGACTACGGCCCCTTCGTCCAAGAGTTCATAGCCGCCGCCCCAAGTCAGTTCATCTTCATGATGGCGTCCTTCTTCGCAAACCAAGACGTCGTCCGTCCCGCGCTCGCGTGAGGAGAGGAGTTTCCATGTCGCTCAGATACACCGAAGTCGAGGTCTCGATGCTCAAGATCGAGGGCATCGTCGAGGACATCGCCGCCGGCGAACTGGCGCTCCCGGAGTTTCAACGCGACTTCGATTGGAACGACAACGACATCCGCGCACTCCTCGCGACCCTCCTCAAGGGCTGGCCGGCGGGCAACCTCCTCGTCATGCGCGGGAAGCCAGAATGGTTCGGGATCCGTCCGTTCGATGGGGCACCAGCGGTAAGGGCACCACGACTAGTGGTCTTGGACGGACAGCAACGCCTCACATCCGTGTACCGCGCGATCGGCGACGTCGGACCGTACGTCTACGCGTTCAAGTGGGCCGGCGCACAGAACGGAGACATCGACAGCATCCAAGATAGCGTGGTTCGATTCCCGCGCGCTCGTTGGGACAAGACCCTTCGCAGCGTCGAGCAGCACTCGGCCCTCGGGTACGTTCCCTTCTATCAGCTCCGATCGCCTTCGGACTTCTTCTCGTGGCGCGACTCGGTGCTCAGCCTCTACAGCGGCGCTGCGGCAGCAGAGCTTGGGGCCAGACTGTCCGACCTATATCGCTCGGTTCTCACCCGCCTCAATGCGTACGAGTTTCCAGCTGTGGTGTTGGAGCGAGTGCTTGAGCCGGCGGCGATTGCCCGAATCTTCGAGCGGATCAACAAACAAGGGTTGCGCCTGGGCCCGTTCGATCTCGTTGTCGCGCGCGCCTATCAATCGAACTGGAACCTCAGAACGGAGTGGCAGGGTGCGCGAGAGCGCTGCCCACGCCTCGCACGCTTCCTCGAGGACGACGGAATGCCGATTCTTCAGCTTCTCGCGCTCGTGACCAACAACGATGTACGCGAGTCGGCCGTGCTGACGCTCCCACCCGACGTTGTCCGCTCACGTTGGCATGCCGCGGCAAATGCGGTCGACGCCGCGCTCGGATTCTTCGAGGCGTGTTGCGGCGTGTGGGATCCGTCGCTACTCCCGTTCCGGTCGATGATTGCTCCTGTCGCGGCGCTGGTACTCGATGGCACCGATCTCTCCGCACGTCGGGATGTCATTGAAAACTGGTTCTGGGATCGAAGTTTCAACAATCACTTCGACGAGGGGTCGAACAGTCGAATCGTCGACGATCGCGCAGCGCTTCAGGCCGCGGTGGCCGAAGGCGCATCGTTGAAGTCAGTGGGCAAACCCTCTCGCCGCATGATTCGTGACGCCACCCGCAGGAACAACGCAGCCGTGTGGCGCGCGTTTGCGTGCGCTCTCGCGTCTCGCCGCCCGACGGACCTCTCGGGGCGGGAATTGACACCCGACGTCGTCGAGCGGCACTCGATCCTCGCGGCACGAGCGCTCGTTGACGAGGACGGCGCACCTTGGCGACCGCGTGCCGCGTCGTTGATCATGATGAGCAAGCCTGATGCCGCAATGGTGCGCGCTAGTTCGTTCGGAACGTTCGTCGGTCCCCTGATCGCGTCCCCGGAGGGACGTGAGCGCGTGCGACAGGCGCTTGAGCTCCAGTTCGTTCCCGGACCTGACGCACTCCTCGACGCCACGAACGAGCCGGGCGCCTTCGTGGAGCTGAGACTCGACGGGCTTGCGAGCTATCTTGCACAGCGGACAGGAGGCCTAGTCGTGCTCGCCGCCGACGGAACTACCACGCCGAGTTGACCCGACTCCGTCTTCCGTCAGTCGCGCCGAGGTGGCGACTCAGCCGCGAGCCTCGCAGCACCGTAGGCGGGATCGAATCGCTGCCGATAATGCGCCGTCTGATCGATGGCGCAGCCGTTGTAGTGGTGGATGAACAGGTCGACGTCGCCGGCCTTCGCCGCCGCGAGCGCGCGCGGCGACTCGACGAGCAGGAACTCGATCAGCAGGCGGTCGCTCATGCCCGCGGGGTCGCGATCGAACTGCTCGACGGCGAAGCTCGGCGGCTTGCCGGGGAAGAGGTGGAGCAGCGCACCGCCGAGGACCTGGAAGGCGCCCCACGACGTCGAGCGCACCGCCGCGACCGGATCGATCGCGGCGGCGCGCTCGTACGCCTCGCGATTCGTCTCGATGCGGATGAGCGACTTCTTGCCGGTGACGCCGTCGCGCGGCGTGTACGGGATCGCGCCGGCTGCCCACGCTGCGCGGCGATCGTCGTCGGTTGCGGTGCGGGGCAGGACGCGAACGACGTCGACCTGCGCGCGCCGGAACAGGTGCGGCTCGAACCGCACCGCCGCTGCGTTGCCGCCGCTCTCGCTCGCGCGGACGCCGGCGATGAATGGGAGCGCGATCCCGGTCGCGCGGATGATGTCGGCGTCGCTCATGGCGACGAGCTCGCGTGTGTGGAGGTCGGCGGTGCGGTCGCCGACGCGATGACCGTCGCCGTGCCCTCGATCAGCGCGCTCACCGCGGGCGGGAGCTCGGGCACGGGCATGCCCATCGTCGTGAGGAGCGCGGCGACGACGTTCCATGCGGTGACGAACCGGCCGACGGCGTTCGCGAGCGCGGAAAGGACGGCGTCGACCTCGCCGATCTGTGCGGCCTGCGCGGCGCGCACGCTCGCGTCGAGCGCGGCCGCGGTCGCCTTGATCGCCTCCGCGCCGGCCTTCGCCTCTGCTCCCATCGCGCGGCACTCGTCGGTCGTGCACGACCCCTGCGCGACGCCGACCGCGGCCTCCATCCCGTCGGCCGACATGCGCGCGACGGTGCTCGCGATCGCGAAGTTCCGGTACGCGGCGCCGCCGCATCCCGGCAGGAGCAGCACGAGCACGACGCCGAGCGCGGTGAGCGAGCTCGAGGGCGGCACGCGCATCGGCGCGGGCGCGCGGAGTTCGCCTTCGATCTCGGCGACGTCCGCAGCGCTCGGCGGCGGCGCGGGCGGGCCGCCGAAGAAGCTCGCGATGTAGTCGAGCACGCGACCGATCGGCGAGCCGGGGACGAGCGCGCCGATGACGAAGGCGCCGGCGGCGGTCTGCACTTGGATCGACGTGATGCCGAGCGGCAGATGAAGGCCGTACGCTTCGGCCACCACCGCGGCCGCTGCGAGTACGACGACGATCACGTTGAGCGTGTTGCGCGGGCTCCATGCGAAGCGCGGGGGCGGAGGTGTGGGAGCGGTCGTGGGCATGTGCGGTCTCCTTTCAGTGGCGAGAGCGAACGGAATCGACGGGTGCGAGATCGAACGACGCGCTGCCGAGCGCATCGGCGCGCACGTCGACGAGGCGATCGAGCTGCTGCTCGATGCGGCCGAGACGCGACTGCATGTCGGCGAGGCGTTCGTGATCGGCCGCGGCGGCGCCGGCGTCGGCGAGCACGTGCTCCGCCCACCATCCACCGAACGCGAGCACGAGCGTCCAGCCGAGGACCGAGAGGCGCCAGCGCCACGCGTCGGACTGCTCGTGCGCGACGACGGCGGCGCGCAGGCCCGCGATCGCTCGCTCGGGATCGCTGACGGGCTCTTCGGCGGCCGTGCGTACGCGCTGTGAATCATCGGGGCCGAGCTCGTGGTGTGGGGTCATCGCGTTCTCCTTCACGTCAGCGAGTAGGTGAGCGTCACGAGGTAGGTGGCGTAGTTGCCGCCGGTGCTCGTCGTGAGGTCGAAGGTCAGCGTCGCGATGGAGCCGCCCGACGTGGCCTTCAGCGACAGGCACGCCTGCGCGCCCGACACGGTCCACTCGTCGAGCGTGTGTCCGCCGCCGGCGAAGAGGCTCGCGGGCGTGCTCGGCAGCGTGATGTCGACCGAGCCGCCGGTGTGGTTGCCGGTGTCGATCTTCACGCGCAGCAGGCCGCTGACCGTGATGACGTTCTTCACGCGCGTCCACGTCCAGTGCTGCGGCGACTGCACGTCGAGCACCCACGCGCCGACGACGTTCGTGGGCGCGGGATCGACGTCGCCCGCGTCGATCGTGTCGAGCTTCGCCTTGTCGGACGCGGACATGAATCCGGCCGAGCCGGACGACGCCTGCGCGTGCTCGGTGCCGCCGCCGCGATCGCCGTGCTGGTGAACGTGGTCCTCCCGCGCGTACCGCACGCTCGTGCCGGTGACGCCGCCGCCGTCGCTCACTGGCTGCGGGCTCGAGGTCGCCGGCGACGGGACGCCGCCGAGCGTGAAGCCCTGACTCGGCGTTCCGTTGTGACCCGTGCGCGAGCACCGCGCCGACTCGCGATCGATGATGACGGTGTCGCCGCCGGCGCCGCTGTCCTTGCTGCCGAAGAAGAACGGAACGTAGACGCCGCTCGGCGGCGTCGCGCTGCTCGTGAAGACGGTCACCCACGCACCGCCGAGCGGCGAGATCTCGACGGTGATGCCCGTCGCCGCGAGGGTGATGCGGCCCTCGAACCAGAGCCCCGCGGGCATCGTGATCGGCACGGGCGTGGGAGGTGCGCCGTTCGCGATCGCGACGCTCCACGATCGATTGTTCGAGCCGTCGATGTCGGCGAGCAGCGCGACGGCAACCGTCGGCCCGTCGCCTGTGAACTCGGCCGCAATGCCGTAGGCCCAGCGCCCGCCCGCGGGTGCGCCGTCGGCGGTCGGCGTGAACGTGAGCACCTCGCCGTCGACGACGCCGGGTCGCGACGCGCGGAACTTGTAGACGAGCGCGCGCGCGTCCGACCAGAGCATCCCCTGCGCGGGCTTGCCGAAGTCGACCTTGCTGCCGCTCGTCGTCGAGAGGATGAGCGCGGCAACCCCCGTCGACGGGAAGCCGAAGTGGTCGGCGCTCGCGACGGCGACGACCTGCCCGCCGTTCGATCCGTCGACGAACCAGCCGCCGCCGTTCGCGATCTCGTCGAGCTCGTCGTCGTAGACGATCTCGTCGGTGCCGAGAACCGAGCTCCCCTCACGAAGCGCGAGGATGCCGTCGCGCAACGCGTTGAACTCGGCCGCCGCGAAGTCGAAGACAGGATCGAGGACGCGCGCGAACTTGCCGGCGCGCACGAGGTCTCGCTTCGTGGGGATGTCGGCGACGTCCATCCCTCAGCTCCTCGGCCCGATGTCGTTGAACGTGACGATGCACGAGAGCAGGCCATCGAGATGCGACGTGTCGGCCCCCGCGCTCGACACGACGATGACCGCGTACGAGAACGCGCTCGTGTCGATCACTTCCGTCAGGCCGGCGAGCGTGATCGCGCGATTGCCTGGCAGCGTCGTGCCGATGTAGTCGCTCGAAATCACGACGGGCGCCGCGTACGGCAGGCGCGGCGTGCGCGTGAAGAGCATCTGCATTCGATCGGTGACCGTCCCCTGGCTCGTCGCTGCGAAGAGACCGACGACGACCTGCGTGACGGTGCAGCCGCGCGGGAGGTCGCGACCGAGCGGGATGATCCAACCGTGGAACGGGAGCGCCGTCTGGACGGTCTCGCTCTCGTTGACGACGTCGCGCCCGCCGGGCCCGCCGCCGAAGATGAACGTCTCCTTCGGAAGCCACTGCTGGCCCCACTGCGTGCTCGGGTTGAATGCGGTCGCGACGCCGGCGGCGACGTAGAACGGAGAGGCATGGCCGCGCAGCGGGTGGATCGCGATCGAGCGTGACTTCGGCGTCTGGTAGGTGTGTTCTTCGTTCACGTCGAGCAGTGCTCCGAACCACTTCTGCCAATCGCCGACGAGGCCGGTGACCCAGTTCGCGGCCTTTGCGGGCGTGCGCGTCGCCTCGACGAAGCCGGTACCCTTCGTGCCGACGTCGGGCTCGATGCGACGACCGGCCGTCGTCGCCCAATCGACGTTCGTGGTCGGACGCGGGACGGTCATGCCGCCTCCGAGGTCGTGAGCTCGTCGGCCCAACGGCCGCCGATGTCGAGCACGTCGTCAGACCAACCGCGCAGCGCATCAGGCTGCACAACGTCGGCGTCGGCCCACGTGAACGATTCAGCGACGTCGACGGTCGGGAACTCGAGCGTGAAGCGGACCGATGCGGGCTTCGCAGCCGCGCACACGCGGAACACGTCGGCGGCGAGCAGAGGCGCCAACAGGAGCTCGCCGAGGATGACGCGCGCGGCGGCGATGCCGGGCTCGTCGAACGTCGCGAGCGCGAGCGTCACGCCGATCACGCGGAGGATGCCGGCCGTGTCGGGCCACGTGCCGAGCGATCGGTAGACAAGGATCTGCGCGCGGAGGAACGTGCGGTAGGTGCTGTCGGTCCAGCCGCCGCGCGGCAGGTCGAGGATCTCGCCGATGCCGTCGAGCTGCACGCCCTCGGCGCCGTCGATCCAGATGCCGATGAGCACCTGGAAGATCCCGTCATCGAGATCCTGCACACCGGCGAGCACCGCGCGCAGGAACGCTTCGATGCGCGGCTTGTTCTTGAACTGCGAGAGCAGGAGCGCGACGCCGTCGTCGCCGTGGTTCGCGATCCACGACACGCTCGTGCCGTCGATCGACGCGAGCGCCGGCGGGGGCGTCCAATCGCCGAAGTGGAAAGGCAGCGTCGGCATCACACACCCACCAGGCAGTCGCCCGTCGAGATGCGGACGATCTGCGAGTAGAGAGGGACGACGCTCGCGCCCGTCGGCGACGGAGCCGCGCCGAGCGTCAGCGAGAGCACCGCGACGACGCCGGGAACCGCGTCGAGGATCGACTGCACGAGCTGCGACGCGTAGGCGGTCTGCGCGACGATGTACGCGTTGCCCTTCGCGGCGAGCGCGGCCGCGACCTGCGCGAAAGTGCCGATCGGATCTGCGCCCGGCGCGAGGATGACCGTCGCCGCGACGAACGTACGGAGCGCGGTCACGCGCGTGAAGCCGATCGGAAATGCGGCGCCGCCTTCGGTCGTGGCGTTCGCGGTCGTGGTGCCGAACGCGAGAATGCCCTCGGGCTTGCTGTCGTAGATCGACTGCGCGATGTCCGCGTCGGTCGCGGCGCCCGCGCCGCCGTCCCAGACGACTGTCTCGAAGCTCTTCGGCGGTCGGCCTGCAACGGTCGCCATCGTCTCGTTGCCGATGACGAACGCGGAGAGAACGTTCGCGACAGACTCGACCGCCGCGCGGATCGCCGCGTACGAACGCCGCCCGCGGCCCGCGAGCTCGATGATGCGCGTCGCGTCGAGCTCGGTGTCGCTCGCGATGAGCTTGCCCGGCACCGCGTCGAGCGTGTTCGTGACGCTGTTCCATCCGGGGAACGGCGTGACGATCACCGTGAGCGTGCCGGCGAGCGCGGCGATCGGTCCGCTGCGCACCGACTCGAAGATCGCGGGCACATCGGCCGGCGCGCCTCCCCCGTTCGTCACGTCGGCTGCGAGCTGGAACTGCGCATCGGGCACGCCGAGCACCGCGGCGACCTTGCCCTTGGGCAGCGTCGTGCCGGGCGCGAGGTTCACCGTCGCGCCACCGACCGGCGTGCGGCTCTTCGTCGCTTGTCGACGGAGCGTGCCCGTGATCGCGGCGAACAGATCGAGCAGCAGGCCGTCTCCGTTTCCGAACGCGGCGCCGTAGAGCGTCTGCAACGTCTCCCACGCGATCGCGAGTTCCTCGGCCAGGATGGAGACCAACTGCTGCTCGGGCCCCTCGTCGAGGTTGATGCCCGGCAGTGCCGCAGCGAGCGTCGCGCGCAGCTTCGCTTCGATCTCCGGCTGCGTGCGGATGACGAGCCCGTTCGCGGTGAGGCCGGCGTCCATCAGCGGCCTCCGACGGGAAAGGGATCGGTGCCGACGGGGACGGTTGCGCCGTTCGCGAGGTCGACGACGACGTTGCGGACCGAACCGACGCGCGTGACGTGATCGATCGCGATGTCGGCGCTCGCCATGCGGCGCACACCGGCGACGCGACGGAGGATGCGATCGAGCACGACGCGGATCGTCTGCGGGCCGACTCCGTCCTTGAGGAGCTGCTCGAAGTACGGGACGCCGCGACGCGTGTCGAACGACCACTCGCCGAGGAACCAGCGCAGCTCGACCGTGCATGCTTGCGCGATCGACGCCGCGCTCGACGAGAGCCGCGCGAAGCGACGACCGACGACGCGGATGTCGCCGGCGACCGGGTTGTCCGCGTCGAGCGCGCGCACGAGCTCCCATCCGAGCGCGCTCACTGGAGCCTCGCTTTCGACGCCGCGACATCGGCGAGCGCGCCGATCGGCGTGTCGACGGGACCGACAGTGCCGGTGCCCGCGAACGAGTGCTTGTGCGCGTCGTAGCTCGACTGGATCGCGTCGAGCCGCGCCTTCACGAGGTTCGCGAGCGCACCGAATTCGGTCGCGTTCGTGCCGATGTCGATGTCGCCGTTGTCCTTGATTCGGATGGTCGCGCCGCCGTCCTTGCCGACGACGAGCGCATCGGCCGGGACATCGCCGAGCGCAGCGCGTCGGGAGCGAGCGCCCGGAATCGCAAACGCGAACGAAAGCGCGTGGTTGCGGATATCGGTCGAGTCGCCGACCTCCCCCGTCTGCCGCCATCGGGCGTAGTCGCGCTCAGCGCACGCTAGAAGAACAGTATGCCCAGCGGCGAGCGGCATGTGGACGAACCACGGTCCGGCGCTCGGCCAGCACACCGGAACGCCGTGCACGTCGGGCAGCGTCTCGTGGACGAGCGCGCCGGCGACCGTCGGAAGCGCACGCCGCACCATCGGTCGCGCGCTGCACGTCTGCGACGCCGCGTCGTACCGAAGCACGCGCGCAGGAAGAACGGTGTGGACCTCGTTCAGCCACGCGTCGCGTGCCATCTCGAGCACGTCCTCGAGCTCGAGCTCGTCGTCGTACTCGCTCATGCTGCTTCGAGCTCCAGCTCGGAGGTCCAGTCGTTCGCGTGGGAGTCGCCCGTGCTCTTCATGCCGCGCGTGACGAAGCGGCCGCTCACGCGCGCGCTCTCGACGACGACGGCGCGGCCGGGCCAGATGTCGGGCGTGAGGATCGCGCGCGCCTTCACGCGGCCGCGCGTGCCGGGCTCCGGCGAGCCGATGAGACCGGTGCGCGGCGAGAGGAGCACGGCCTGCGTCGCGAGCGGTGTCGTTCCGGCGAGGGCTTGGAACGCGCCGTGTTGGATCGACCAGCGCAGACCGAACGTGCGGAGCACGCGCGTCAGCTCGCGCGACGCTTGACCCGACGAGGTGAAGCCCTCGCCGAACGTCGTCGCGCCGGTCGTCGCGATCGCCGCGACGGTGTCGTCGACGTTGCCGGCGCCGATGCCGACGTCGGCGATCAGCGCGCGCAGCACCGTCTCGATCGCGACGTCGGGCTCGTACGCGCGCGCAGTGCGCGCCTGCTGGTACGCGGCGCCGCCGTCGCGCGCCTCGACGTGCGTGACGACCTCGACCGGCGTGACCTCGGAGCGGATCGCGGGCTGCGAGCCAGCGCCGCCGCTCGCGCTCGCGCCCGTCCCGCCGCGTCCGCCGCGGAACAGCTCGCCGCGGAAGATCTGCTCGAGCCCGCGCGCGGTGCTCGCGTGGCCCACCTCGATCACGACTTGCGCGGCGCCGGACTGCTCGATCTGCCGCTGGTGTGCGAGCGAGAGGTTGTAGAGCTTGAGCGTCGCCTTGTTCGGAGTCGCGCGAACGGAGCGCTCGATCTCGAACGCGACGCGCGCGGGCGCACCGATGCGGAGCGTGCCCACGGTCGCGCGGTAGAGCCGCTGGGAGAGCGCAGTCACGCCGCGACCTCCGTCCCCGCTTCGACGTAGACGAGCTGATCGACGACGCCGAGTTCGTCGAGATCGGGCGGCGCCGGCGTCGGCCGCGTGTCGAGCAAGAGCAGCTCGCCCGGTGGCAAGCCCGCAACGCTGCGCAGCGGTTCGAGCAGCTTGCGATGCAACACCAACTTGAGCGCGCCGACGAGCAGCACGCCGTTCACGTCGCTGATGTCGAGGTACCAGCGCGACTCGCGCTCGGACAATCGGAACTCGAGCACGTACTCCTTGCCGTCGAGGTGCGTGCGCTCGCGGAAGCGCGCCCGGCCCTGGACGACGGTGAGGATCTGCACCGCCATCACCCACCTCCGAGAAGGCTCGCGAGGAGCGGTGCGGTCGCGGGATTCGCGAGTAGCGAGGTGAGCTGCTCGGACGACGCCTCGGTCGTGCTCTGCGAGCCGATGTCGGTCGTGTGCTGATCGCGCGGCCGCGTCGGCGTCGGATCGTCCACGAGCTCGGTCGAGAACGTGCGCATCTGGCCGAACGTCAGCGACGCGCGGATCCACGTGCGGTCCTTGTTCGTTCGCGTCGTCACCGCCTCCTTCAGCAAGAGGTCGGTGTCCTCACCGTACGTCTTCAGCTCCGTGACGATGACCGCCGGCAGATGTCGATCGCGGGCGTCTTCGAGCGTCAGCCACGCCTCGCGCGTGCGGAACTCGAGCGAGTCGGCGGTGCCGGTCGTCGGCGTGTCGGTGATGACGACGTCGAGCGAGAAGTCGTCGACGACGGCGCGATGATGGTCGCTGCGGTCGGCGTCGCGCTCGACCGGGAACTCGGTCATCACCGCGTGCAGGCCGTGACGTTCCTCCGTCACCGCGTCGCAAGTGACCACGACGAAGTTCGCACCGTCCTGGAAGACGATGTCCATCACGCCGCCCCCGGTTCGGCTGCAACGGCGAGCGTGTCGGCGAGCTCACGATGCCGACGTCGCATCGCGCGATCGACGGCGCGTCCCGTCGCCTCGGGGTCCGTCGCGCCGCTCACGTGGATCGTCGTCGGCGCGGACACCGTCGCCGGCGCGGCGGCGCGCGCCGCGAACGCGCTGGTCTGCTGCACCACGGCCGCCGCCGGTGCGGCCGCAACACCAACGCCGGGGAGCGCAGTGAGCACCGACATCAGCGCGCTCGTCTCGATCTGCGACACGAGCGTCTCCCAATCGAGTCCGACGGCCTTCAGCGCCGCCGATGCCTCGCGGATGCCCGCGATGAACGGCGCCCACGTCTCGCCGAAGACGCTGCGACCGCCGCGCATCGCGGTAGTGAAGTCCTCGACGAGGAGGAACAATCCGAGCAGCGCGACGATGGCGGCGCGCACCGGCGCGGTGATGAGCATGATCGCCGGCCGCAGGAGCACCCACGCCATACGCAACGACTCGAGCACGACGACCCCCGCCGAGCTCTGGCGCCACGCGGTCACGATCGTTCCGACGAACGTGCCGATCTGCCGAGCCGTCTCGATCACGCTCGGGAGGAACTGCGCGACGAGCTCCGAGCGCAGACCTCCGACCGCCACATCCACATCGCGCAGCGCTTGGTCCGCGGCATCGGCGTTTTCGACGACGTCGCCCGAGAGCCCGCCGCCGAGCTCCTGGAATCGCCGACGCAGCCGATCGACCTCACCCGGCGCCTGACGGATGAGCGGCAGGAGCTCCGCACCCGACCGACCGAAGATGCGCTGCGCGATCGCGGCCTGCTGCGTCTGGTTCGTGACGCGCGAGAGCGCGCCGATCACGTCGCCGAACACGTCCTCCTGCGATCGCGCGTGCCCTTCCGCGTCGCGCGTCGCGACGCCGAGCTCGTGGAACGCGCCGGCCGCGCTCGTCGCGCCGTGACCGCCCGCGAGCATGTTCCGCGCGAGCACGGGGAACGCGCGGCCGACCGTCTCGATCGACGTGCCCGTCTGCTCGGCGACGTACTGCCACTCCTGGTATGCGCGCGCGGTGATGCCGAGCCGGTCGGCCGAGTCGCCGATGCGGTCGCCTTCGGCGATGACCTGACGGATCTCGGCCCACGCCGCGTGGGCGGCGCGATCGACGGCGTAGTACGCCGCCCCGACGAGCGCGATCACTGGCGCGAGCTCGAGCATCCCACCGCGGATCGAAGAGAGCGTCGCCGACGAGAAGAGGCCCTGCGGCTGCTGATTGAAGAGCTGTCCGCCGAAGCGCCCGACCGATCCTTGGAATCGCGTCGACGCGCCCGTCACCTCGCGCTCGAGCTGCGCGATCGCGCGTCCGTAGCTCTGCGCCGTGCCTTGCGCGCGGAGCTGCGCGCGCCGCATCTCTTCGATCTCGACGGCGTTGTCACCCTCGGCGCGCTGAAGAAGACGCAGTCGTCCGGCGAGACGGCTCGCCATCTCGGCCGCCTCCTGCTGGCGCACGCGCAACGTCTCGATGCGCGTCGCCGCAGGCGAGAGCGTCCCGACGTAACGCGTCAGATCGGCGTTCGCGGCGCGCACGGCATCCGTGCCGCGCACCTGAACGTCGAGCTGAGCCAGGATCTCTCGCAGGGCCACCGTCTCACCTCATTGCGTCGTCGAACGCGTCCAGGACTCGGTTCGCTTCGAGCACCTCACGCCAGCTCCACGTCGATCGGATCTCGTGCGGGCTCGTTCGGTAGTGCTCGGATGTCGCGATCCGATGCACCCACCAGCTCACTCCTTCGGGGATGGCGATTCGTCGTTCTCCATCGCGGAGAGGCCGAGCAGCTCGCCGAGGCGCGCGAAAAAATCGGAGTACTGACCCTCCGCGTGCTCGCGCATCAGCTTGAACATCGCGAAGTACGGGACGGCGAATCGCGACTTGCCGTTGCGGTCGAGGATGAGGACGGTCTCCTCGCCCTCGTGGTTCGGTCGATCGTCGACGCCGATGCGTGCGGTGTACTTCCGGCACGTCGACCAGAAGTCGAGGAGCAGCTGCTCGTCGATCGCGCCGAGCACCGCGCCGACGGCGATGCGCTCGGAAAGGAACGCACCGGCGTTCTTGCCGAGCACGGTGACGAAGCGCATGAGCCAGCGCTCGCCATCCTCCGGGCTCCACTCGCGGAGCTCGTAGGTCACGCCGTCGATGTCGATGCGTCGGGGCTCCATCGTTCACCTCAGCCGATCGGCCGCGAGCCGCGCACACGGTTCTGGCCGAAGGTGCAGTAGAGTTCCCAGGTCCGAGCCTTCGCCTTCTGGTCGTACTCGGACTCGGGAACCTTCTTCACGATGCAGGTCTGCGTCGTGTGCAGGGCGCGACCGTTCTGATCGCGGACCGAGAACTTCACGAACGAGAGGCCCGGCCCGAGCCGATTGGCCTCTGCATGACTGTCGAGCACGTCGTTGAAGTCGCTCGTCTGGAGGACCGAGAGCTTCACGACGAAGTAGCCGGCCTCGACGCGCGAGAAGACGACCGAGCCGTCGATCCCCTTCACGACGCCGACGCGGTCCTCGTCCTCGGTGACGGTGATGAACGAGCCCTCGGCGAAGCCCGACATCGACTTGCCGCCGAAGTCGACGCCGACCTCACTCGGGTTGTACTGCTTCGCTGCTTCGCCGCTCATGGCACCACGTTCCCGCTGATGTCGATCGCGCCCATCGCGCCCTGCGTCGTGACGGCGAACGAGACGCCGCCGCGGTAGTAGCGGTTCTGCTTGTCGGTCGGCGTCACGCTCGCGATCGGCACGTGGCTCGTCGCGATGGTCGCTTCGTCGAAGAGGTCGTACGGCTTGCGCGCGTACTTGAGCAGCACGTTCGTCGCGTCGCTCTCGATCGCGTGCGCGCCGAGCTCGGTGAATGGGATCTTCGGCGATGCGAGCTGACGGTTGACGATCGCCGCCTGCATCTCCGCGCGCGCCGCATCGACGCCGGCGATCACCTCGAGCCAGAGGCCGCCGGCGGACAGGCCGCCGATCGTCATCGGCGTTCCGCTGTTCGTCCCGGTCGGGAGCGCCGAGATGTAGATGAGGCAGCGCTTGCCGCTCTGCGGCGAGTCGCGCGGACCGCAGAGCCGGGTGATGACGTCGTCGCCGTATGCGTCGGGGATGCAGCCCGCGACCTGCTTGAACGCGTACGCCGCGCTCCCGACCGGGAACGGCAGCATCGCGCCGAGGATGCCGGCCGCGAGCTTGCGGCCGTGGTTGTTGCGCGTGTGGACGACGGTCGTGCGCACGCGCAGCGCCAGCTTCAGCTCGAACGCGATGCCGTCGAGGTCGGTCGTCTCGTCGACCGAGTCGGCGCTCTGCGCGAAGTACTCGATGACCTGCGACTCGGCCCACGCCGACGCGATCTCGATCATCGCGGCCGAGCCCGCGTCCTCGACGGTCATCGCGTAGAAGTCGGCGTCTGCGGCCTTGATCGCGGCGAGGTCCGTCGCGAGCGAGATCACACCGTCGTCGATCGAGCGGTCCTCGACGCCGAGGTTCGAGCTGATCGCGTCGTACGCGTACCAGTCGCCCGCGTTGGCGTTGACGATGTCGACCGACGTCGTGTTGTCCGTCGCCGAGATGAGGAGCCGGCCTGCCGGGTCGAACCGATTGCCGACGCCGAGCTCGAGCGTGCCGCCCGCTCCGCCTTGCGCGGGGATGTGGACGGTGGTGATCTGCGAGAAGACCTTCACGCCCTCGATGCCGATCAGGCCGCTGCCGCCGGCTGGGATCGCGATGTCCTCGCTCTGCACGCGACCGGCGGTGTCGAAGCCCGTCACGGTGATGCTCGACGCGAGCCAGGCCACGTTCGCGCTCGCCGTGACGACGACGTTGCGCGGCGTGGGGAACACGCCCGCGCCGATCGGCGTGCCGTTGAACGCGGCGGGGGCGATGTCTTGCGGCGTCGCGCTCGATCCGACGCCGCTCGCGATGATCGCCGTCGCGTTCGGACCGATGACTGCCGCGAATGCCGCGGTGATCATCGCCACCGTCGGCGTCGACGGTGCCGTGACGAAGAACGTCACGCCGCGCACCGTGAACGCGTATGTGTCTCCTTCCGTCGGGGCGGCCGGCGTGAAGCGCATGATCTGCGTCGGCTTGCCGAGGCGCCGTCCGATCTTGAAGTCCGGCGGACGCGGGCTCTGCGAGCAGATCGAGAGGGCCGCGAGGTAGAGGGGATGGTCCTTCGGCATCCCCGCGGACGCGACGTCGTCGGCGCTCGAGAAGAGCCGCGCACGATCGGGCCACGCGTTGTGGAAGCCGACGAGCATCGCGGTCCCGAAGCCGCGCTGCGAGACCTGCGCGGCCGAGAGCCGGATGTCCGCGCGGACGAAGCGGTCGAGGTTCGTCGTCATGGAATCTTCTCCGTCGACGGCGGCGCGCCGTCGATCGAGCGCGCGAGGTCGACCGACTCGATGAAGGGCGTCGGCGCATCGCTCTCGGCGACGCCGAACGTGAAGTGCAGATCCATCGACGCTTGGCTCGCCGTCCGGCCGTCCTGCGGCGCGTCCGCGAGCACGATCGGCTCGACGCCGACGAGCGCGAGCCCGAGCATCGCGAGCGCGGTCACGGACGACGTCCAGCGAAGCCGCGTGCGGAGGCGCTCGAGGAAGAAGCGCGCGCTCGCGCCGAGCTTCTGCGACAGCGACCAGACGGTGACCTGCACCGTCATCTCGCGCAGGCCGTACACGGTCTCGGTCGTCGCGGGACCGGGCGCGTCCGCGCTCACGAGCTCGTCGACGCCGATCGGACCGCTCGTCACGAGGTCGAGCAGTGCCGACGGGGCGCAGTGCATCGCGCGGGGCTGCTTCCGCCAGTCGCACGGGATCTCGAGCAATGTCGCGAAGAACTTCGCGAGCCCGGTCACCTCGTCGTCGAGCGCGGCGAGGTCCATCAGCGCGCCCCCGTCTGGTGGTTCACGCGCGCTTCGATCGCGTCACGCACTGCACCCGTCTCGACCGGCGCGCGACGCTTCATCTCGTCGGCGAGCTCGGCACCGACGCGGCCGAGCTCGACTTCGATCGCGCCGCCGGCGAGCGCCCGTTCCGCCGCCCCGCGGAGCGCAGGTCCGAGGTCACGCGCGTCGACGGCACCGCGGACGAACGCACGCGGCGCCTGGTGCTCGTCGCCGAGCTCTTGGATCGCCGCGACCTCGGCGATCGTCGCGCTCGATCCGGGATGCAGCTCCGCGCCGACGTCCGCGTGGACGCCGACGGTGAGCCGCGTCGAGCGCATCGCCTCGAGCTTCGAGACGAGCGCGCCGACGCCGTGATCGCGGTCGCGCACCGTCACGGCAGCACCGGCCGGTTCACGCCACCGACGAGCATGCGGAGCCGGTCGAGCTCCTTCTCGTAGAGGACGTTGCCTTCGTCGTCGCGGATCGCCGCCTGCATCCCGAACGGCGATCGACCGAGCGAGCCCGCCGCGTGGAGTGCCTGACCGCGGACGGCCTTGTCGCCCCACGTGTCGTCGGCGATCTCCGCGTTCGCATCGGCGATCGCGGCCGCGACGAGACCGGGCTTCGAGGTCGCGATCTCCGCGAACTCGGGGTGCCGGGTCAGGAACGTGGTCTGGTCGAGCGGCATGATGATTAGGACTTCTTCTTCTCGGGCTTCTCGGTGGAGACCGCGGTCGCGGCTTCGAGCTGCGCGCGCAGCGCCGCGTTCTCGGCACGCAGGTCGCGCAGCTCGCGCGCGGCCTGCTCGCTCGCGCCGGGAGGTGCGCGCTTCGCCGCTTCGAGCGCTTCCTCGCGATCGGCGTCGACGATCAGTCCACGCTTCAGTCGCTCGCGGACGCTCGGATGCTTCGCGAGCGCGTCGGCGTGCGCGTTGTCGACGAGCTCGGGTCGCTTCGGGTGCAGCGTGATCGACGGGAAGCGCTTGCCGCCGTCGGCCTCGACCGACGGCAGATAGAGCGCGCTCGTGTCCTTGTTCAGCAGGCGCATCGCGTCTCCTTCAGGCAGTGAGCGCCTCGACGTAGGTCATCTCGAACGGACGACGGACCTCGACGCCGCCGCAGCGCGCGTAGCCGTGGATGAGGTACTCGAAGCCGTCGATCTGTGGAGCGAGCTCCTGGTACGCGACCGAGTACGGCCAGAAGAGCGTCCGCAGATCCATCGGGTACACGACGCCCGACTTCTTGGTGGTGCGCACGAGCGGGCTCGACGCGTCGTCGAGCTTCACCCAGCGGTCGATCGACTTGATGAGGCGCGCGTTCTGAAGCAGGTAGTTCTTCAGGTTGAGGATCGTGTTCGGCAGCTGGAGGAGCGCGAGGTTCGCGTCGACTGCCGTCGGAACGAGTAGCCGGTAGCCCTCGGTCGGCTGGTTGTCGCGCGACGCCGCGATGATCGCCTGCTCGAGCTGCGCGAAGTCCTGGATGATCTGCGCGGTAACCGTGTTCGTGTCCCACGCGCCGTGCGCGAGCGTCGTGATCGGGACGTCCGGGTGATTGAACAGGCCCGTCAGGCCGATCTTGTTCAGGTACAGGCCCGACTCGCCCTGTCGCACGAACGTGCCCGAGCGGCCGATCTGATCGAGCCCGCGGCCGATCATCTCCGCGAGCGCGAGCGCCTTCTCCATCGGCAGCGGCGTGCCGCTGTACGCGGCGCGCTCGAGGTCCTGCACCGTGAAGCCGTAGCTACCCTTCACGTTCACGTACTTCTGCAGGTCCTCTTCGAGCGTCACGTCCGCCCGCGGCACCGTGTCGTTGTTGAGGTCGGTCGAGAACGCCGCCTCGCCGCGCTGGTTCCAGCGTCGCGTCGCGTAGCTCATCGCGCCTTCGGGATGCCCGCCCTCGATCGGGATGAGCTGCGCCGCGCGGTTCTGATCGAAGATCGTCCGCTCGATCGCCGCGCGCTTGAACACGAGGTCGCGCGCGAGGAACGCCGTCTGGTTCGCGTCGAACTTCCCTTCGATCGCGTCCATGCGCGAGAGGCGACGAAGGTGGCGCTCGACGAGCCCCTGACCGAAGTCGCTCTCGACGAATGCGGCATCCATGCGCGCAGCGCGCGCCGCCTTCGCGACCTGCCACTCGGGCGTGTTGACGACGTACTCGGCGCCGTCGATGCGTTCCGTCTCCATCACAGGTTCACCTCCAGCACGCCGATGTCACCGGGCTGACCGCTGCTCACGTAGCGAGCGCGGCGGAACGGCACGCACGTGCCCGCGTCGTTGTCGTGCGCGCGCACGCTGCCGAGCGTCGTGTTCAGGCCGTTGGGCGTGACGCGCACCATCGGCACGTCGCCCGCGCGAAACATCGTCTCGCTCTTCACGCCGATGCGGCCGTGCCGGAGCACCGGCATGCTCGTGCCCTGCTCATAGAGCTCGTTGTTGTCGACGGCGGGGAGGACGAGCGCCTTGTGCTCGTGGACCGAGACGCCGAGCACGTCGCCGCCGTCGAGCGTCACGTCCGTCGACGTGCCAAGCGTCGCGGTGCCGGCCGCGCCGCCCTGCGCGGGCACGTGCATCGTGAGCACGCGCGAGAAGAACTTCGAGCCCTTGTTCGTCGTGCCGCCGCCTGCGTCGATGCCGATCGAGTCGGTGATCGGCACGCCGTTCTCGTCGAGACCAGTCGCGGTCGCGGGCCCGGTGGTCCAGTTCGCGCTCGCGCTCGTCGTCAGCTCGAGCTTCGCGGGCGGCGAGATGCGGCCCGCGCCGATCGCGCCGTTGAAGTCCGCGGTCGTGAAGTCCTGCGCGCCCGCGGCCGACGCGATGTTCGTCTTGATCGAGCTCGGCGCATCCGCGACCGCAGGCGGCTGCTGCGCGGCGCGATCGCCGCCGGTCGTGCGCATGACGACGAGACCGGGCGCGATGCTCGCGACCTGATCGACGACGCTGTCGACGACGTCCTGGTAGTCGTCGTCGTCGAAGAGCTGCCCAGCGAGCAGGTTGACGGGAACGGGGGTGACGGTGAGCTGGCGCGCCATGCGAGTTCTCCTTCGTCGTCGAGGTCAGCCGCGGAACGTTCCGGCGGAGATGCGCTCGATCAGCGGCGTGTGCTTCGGCCGCGCGCCGGAGTTGCCGCCATCGACGCGCGGCGCGATGCCGGGCACGACGACCGCATCGCGTCGCGCGGCATGGAGCGGCGCCTGCTGCGTGGTCTTCGCCGCGCGCGTCTCCGCATCGAAGCGGACCCGCACGTAGAGCTCGCGTTCGTTCTCCGCGATCGAGTCGACCTTGAACTCGGGGTCGAGCTTCGCGATCACGGCGGCGCGGATCTCGTGATCGCTCTTGCCGTCGAGCTTCGTCTCCGCGCCGAGGATCGCCGTCGCCTTCGCGACGAGCGCGGCGCGCTCGGTGACGCGCTGGTCGAGCGCGGCCGGCGCGGTCTGCGCCTCGAGCGCGCGTACGCGCGCGTCGCTCGCATCGGCGCGCGCCTGCGTCGCCGTCGCCTTCGCTTCGGCGTCGCTCGCGCGCTTCTCGGCCGCTGCGAGGTCGGCCTTCACCTTCGCGTCGTACCGCTCGCGCGCCTGATGCCATGCGGGCGAGCCGATCTCGTAGTCGATCCCGTCGATGCGATCCGTCTTCATCGTGTCGGTCCTCGTCTCGAGTGCGCGCGTCGGTGCGCGCACGTCGTCGTCGTCGATGCGCGTGAACGCCACGTCGACGCCTTGCTCGACACCATCGAGGCGAAGCGATGCTTCGGAACCGGCACGCGCAGCACCGCGCGGAAGCAGCGCGACGTGGTTGTAGACGCGCTCGCGCTGGATCGCGTCGTAGCGCTCGCCCTCCGGGGTCGTGCCCGGCGTCGGATCGATCATCACGCCGTACCCAGCCGAGAGCTCGACGAGCTCGCCGCGATCGATGCGCGTGATCGCCTCGTGCTCCTGGATCGCGAGCGCGGCGACGACGCGCCCCGCATCGACGCGCGGCTCGCCGCTCACGTGCCCGACCGAGTCGGTGCGCACTGTTGCCGGCGTCACCATCCGCGTCCCGCCACCGGGGTGCTGCACCGTCACCGGCGCATCGCGCAGCGTCGCAAGCGAATCAGCGCGCGCGGCTTCGTCGGGCGGAAGGTACTCGCGGATCGTGGTGCCGTCGGCGCGGCGGTACGCGAGCACGCCCGACTTCGCGATCACGCCATCGAGACGAACGCCGACCGCGGTCTTGGTCGCTTTCGCGAGCCGCCCGCCGACGTCGACGCGGACGGCCGCCTTCCAGTTCGTCGGGGTCGTGACAGATCGGTCGCCCACGACGCGAACATGGCGGCGTCCGCGTTGTCGCGGCTACGTCTACCGCGTACGACCTGATCCGACGTCGTCGTACGGACCATCGCGAACACCGCGCGCATTCGGCCTGAGCCACGCCGAGCAACGAGGCGCGGGGCACATCCGGCGCCATTACACGGGGTCAGGGATTCGCTTCGGCCGCCAAGCAGCCCATGCGTTGAGCGCCTCGCCGGCTCGGCTCGCTATCGAGTCGGCGAGATCCTTGACCGGGATCCCATCTGCGGGCAGCTCTTCGAGCGCTTCGAGCAGACCCGCCGCTGTCGCGAGCTGCTCGACGACCTTCGGCGGCGCGAGGGCGACGATCGCCAGCTCGAGCGCCGTTCGCACCTCGCGCCGTATGTGCGTGCGTTCAGACGCCGCGGTCGACCGCTGCGTGCTGGCTACTCGCTCCATCGCGCCTCCATCGGACGAGTCGCCTCGAGCCCCAGCCGTGTCCAGAGGAGAATGGGCTCGTCCGACTCGTCCACAGTGACGTCGTCTGGCTCTGGCGCCGTCAGTACGAAGATCCCGCCGGCGAGTCCACAGGATGGACACACTTCGGGCGGATGCGCGCCGTCGAAGCACTCTCCGCACTCTCCACACTCCCAACGCATGATCGAACTCCTTTCTTGCCCATGTCGCAGCATCGATGATCATCGAGCCTCGCTTGGTCAAGCGCCAGCGCTCGCGGCTTGCACCGGCGCCGCGGCATCCGAGGAACGCGCACGTGTATGGCCCGCGCACCACGGCCAGGACGCGGGTCTAATCGCTGCGCCAGTCGGGACGCGTAGGAGGGACTTCGCGGATTTCCAGCCTCCGCCGCGACATGCGGGCGAGTTGGACGGCGCTCTGGCGCGTCGCGTCCGCATCCGCTTCGAGGCCACTCGCGTCAGCGCAGAACTGCTCGACTGTTACGCGGCGCTCCACTACAGGCGTGGCAAGAAGGCGCGCACCCTCCGGGCAGAGGAAACGCCGCGACGCTCGTCCCGACAGCAGTGCATGGCTGTGGAGTGTTGGTGAGTCGAACGCTGGTTCGACGAGGTAGCGCTGGAAGTGCGCAACGAGGAAGCGTCGCCAAATTCCGCGCCCTTCGCGAGCGGCGAGAACGCCGGCGATTCCGAGCTGCGCCTCCGTGCAATCGCGCAGCTCCGCTTCGTCGAGCGTAGTGAGGCAGACATGGCACGGTATGCAGTCCAGCGCGGCGAGCGTGCGATGGATGCGAGTCAGCGCGCGGGCGCACGCGTTCGAGCTGACCGGTCGGCGTCGGATGATCTCCATGGCGGGACGCCGTGAGCAAGGCCTAGGCCGCGCCGCTCGCGTGGCGCGAGGCTCGGCCGGCAGCCGACCAAACGACACGAAATGCTGCGGTGGCGCTCGGCAAGACGCGTTCGTGGGTGTTGGCAGGGGCGACGGATGGCGGGTCGCGAGCTCCCTCCGTGCACGCGGATCGTTGTTTGCTCGTGCGCGCGACATGGAAGTCGGACAACGACGAGCCGCGCCGCTGAACGGACACGCGCGCGCGACCGCGCGCATTCTCGCCGCGCTCAGAGCGTACGGATCGATGCCGTGCGTGCTCGCGCTGAGAGTGCTCGACGAGGCGGAGCTGCGCGACTGCACCGAAGCACAGCTTGGAATCTCGGGCGTTTGTGCGGCACGCGCATCGGCGCCTGTGTGGCGTCGGTTCCTCATCGCGCACTTCGAGCGCCAGGCGATCGAATTGGCGTTCGACGCGGACGTCCTGCGCGCGACGGTGCCGCGGCGCAGGCGCGTTGTCGCCGCGAGGGCGGGCGTGCCGAAAAGTCCGTCGCCGTCTGCCGCAGCCGAGTCGAGGCAGCCGAGCGCGGACGTTCAGCGCTAACCGACCGCAATGCCTAAGCGGTCATCGTCGCGAGCATGCCCGTACTGTCGAGTGGCAGCATCACCACCACCGGGGAAGCGCTCACCGGGACCGTTCGGCGTCCGTTCGAGCACGCAGGCACGCGACCCGCTCGCGGATGAGCTCCCGAATTACGACCGACTGACTCGATGCGCGACCGTTGTGGCGCGCGGTGTCGTCGCGCACGAGTAGGTCGAGATCCCGCACGTCATCCTCGTCGAGTCGCACCGTCACGACTTCCGTCAGCTTCTTGGTGTGCGCGTTCATGGCCTCGTCTCGTCCTTCGTCGTGTTCGGATCGCCGCCGGCGTTCAGCCCCGGCAGCCCTTGCGGTGCGCCCGCGCCCTGGCCGAGCTGCGGCGCTGGAGGCGGTCCCGGCATCTTCGGGGGCGTGACGCGCGGCTCGAAGTCGTCGGGTCCGAGCATCGCGTCGGCCTGCTCCTTCGTGAGCCGGAACGTCTGCACGAGGATCTCGATGCCGCTCTCGCGCGAGATCGATCCCTGCGCGACGGCCTTGATGACGTCGATCTGCCCTGCCGCGCGCGGCGCGACGGTGCCGAGCTCGGCGTTGTCCTTCGGCGGCTGACGCGCGAGCTCGCGGCGTCGATCGAGCGCGGCCTTCACTTCGTCGACGTCGAGCTGTGGCTCGCCGGTGCCGAGACCGGTGAACCACGCGAGCGAGTACGCCTCGGGCGGCGCGATCCCCTTGTCGATCGCGATCGCGGCGGCCTCGGCGTTCGTCTTGCGCACGTTCGCGGCGTCCATCGGGCGCGCGGTGCGGAGCGGGCGGTACTTGATGGTCCAGTGGTCGGGCAGCGTGCCGGTCGTCGGGCCGTCCTTCGCGGTGAGGATGAGGCGCGCAATGTACTCGTGGCGCTGACGCAGCTCCTCCTCGCGCCACGCCTCGGCAGCTTCGTCCCATCGATCGACGTCGGCGTCGCTCGCGGCCTCGGCGCCTGCGCTCGCGAGCTCGATCAGGATCGAGACCGGCATGTTGCCGGCAGCAGCGAGGCGCTGGATGCCGCGATCCATCAGCTCGCTCATGCCCGCCATCGGCTGCGCGACGTTCAGGAAGTCCTCGCGGTCCTGATCGAGCAGCACGGCGCGCGCGCGCGATCGCGTCATGTCGATGATCGCCATGCGCTTCGCGAGCGCCTCGGCCTCCTGGCCCGCGCCCATCTCGTAGAGGCGCTTGATCTTGTAGACGGCCTGCGAGATGCGGCCGAGCAGCAGGCTCTTGCCGGCGAAGTCCTCGCCGACCTGCTTCAGCGCTTCCCAGCAGCGCTCGAAGATCGAGTCGTCCCAGCCCTGGAGGAAGAGGCGTCGCTGGAACGTCGTCACCTGACCGGGCCATCGCACGAGACGCGTCTCGTGGACCACCGTGCCGATGATATCGCGGCCTTTGAGCGCCTCCTGCGTGTAGAACGTCGAGCCGTTCGGGTTCCCGCCGAACGGGCCCGCGCCCAGCGGCGCGATCGACATCGATGGCAGCGGCACCGGCAGCAGGCGGTAGCTCTCGGGCTCGCCGTACTTCGGGTGCTGCGGGTCTTGGTAGTACGACCAGATGAAGACGTGGCGACGATCGAAGGTGTGAAGGAAGTCGACCGAGCGGATCTTCGTCTCGTCGAGCGGCGTGTACTGCGGCGCGCCGCCATCGTTCACGCCGATCCACGTCACCGCGCCCCCGAACGTGCGACCCCAGAAAGCGCCCTCGCGCATCTTCTTGCGGACGAGCAGCCGCGACTCTTCGGCGGCATACGCGTCGCGCAGCGCGGCGATCTTCTGCGGCTCGCCGATCGCGCTCAGATCCCATCCGGGGCGCATCGCGTGACGCGGCAGGCCCTCGACGATCTTCGCCGCGAAGTGGTCCTGCGCCATCAGCGCCTCGAGCTCAGTGTCGGGCAGCCGCCCGCGCTCGCGGAACACGGTTCCCGAGCTCGGATCGCGCGGGCCGCCGATGCCGAAGATGAGGTTCTCCCACGAGTCGGAGCGCACGCTCGGCCCGGTCGTGATGATCGCGCCGCTGTCGGCGCGCTCGACGATGGTGTCGATCACGTCGGGCACGAGCGCTTCGCTGGTGTTCGAGACCTGCTCCATCACCACCTCCAGTTCTTCATCGACTCGGCGAGCGTCATGCCGCCGGCGAGCATCGTCCTCATGCCGGCCGAGATCGCGTCGACGACGTCGTCGTGTCGGCCATCGGGGAAGAGATGGCACTCGCCGATCACGAGCCGAGTGAGCTCGCCGTCACGCACGTGGAAGCGACCCTGCTCGACGATCGGTGCCCACTCGCGCGCGAACTCGCGCTTCGCTCGTGATGCGCCCGTCGTCGGCGTCGACGCAGTCGTGCGCGGCGCCGAGAACGAGTCGACGACGTGGACGGTGAAGCCCTCGAGGAAGCGCTGCGTGACCTCGGCGTCCGTCTTTCCCGCGCCGGCGGTGTCCTGCCAGATGACGATCTCGACGCCGTGACCATCGGCCTCCGCGGTCGAGCGCATGAGGTTGAGCACCTCGACGGGTCCGTCCTGCGCGCTCACGACGTCGTCGACGTAGTAGTGACCGCCGTCGCACTGGTGGATGCGCACGCCGCGCGTCCAGTCGGGATCGGGATGCTTCGCGGTCGGCTTCGACGCGGCCTTGTCCCACGCGCGCACCGTGCGCACGATCGACGCGGGCGCGGAGCTCGTGACCTTGAAGTCGGCCGACTTGAAGAAGAGCCCGGCCTGCTCGCGCACCGACCAGTTGCCGTCGAGCAGGCGCGCGCGATCGACGCGCGTGAGGTTCTTGAGCTTCGCGATGTAGCTCGGGTCGCTCGCCATCAGCACCTTGTTGTCGGTGAGGCGTGAGCCGATGAAGGTGAACGAGATCGGCAGCGAGTCGGGATGCGCGGCGAGCGCGGCCTCGCGCGTGTCGAACCAGTCGAGCCCGTCGTCGACGCGCACGAGCCAGCGGAGCACGCCCGAGCGATCGGCGATCGGGTAGCCATCGGTGCCGATCCACCACGCGATCAGCTTCGCGACGAAGCTGTCGGGATCGGGGTTGCACGTCGCGCGCACGTACGGGCGCACGCCGCACATCGATCGGAGGCGCGAGAGCAGGTACCAGAACTGCCGCTCGGTGAAGTGCGTGGCCTCGTCGAAGCCGATGAACGCGTACTGCCGACCGTGGTGAGCGAGCAGGTCGCCCTCGGTCGTGAGGTGACGGAACTCGACGCGCGCTTCGCCGCCAGCATCCCCGTGGAAGATGAAGTCGGGGTTCGGCGATCGACGCGCCCGTCCGTTGAGCGGCATGTACATCTTGCCGGCCTCGTCCCAGAGACCACCGCCTCCGACGATCTCGGGCTGCGTGCGACGAAGAAGGAGCGAGCGCATCCCCGACGGCATCCGCCAAGCGCCGTCGACGAGCGTGCCCCACTTCACCGGCTCGAAGAGGAGCGACCAGCTCTTGCCGCCGCCGCCGGCGCCGCCGAAGAACCCGATGTCCGCGGTGCAGTCGGCGAACGCCGTCTGCGGTCCTTCCTGTGGACGCGGGAACGAGGGCGCGTCGGTCTGTTCCGACGTCGGAACAGCGCCGGCGAGAACGGCGGCGACGCGTTCGTTAGCGCGCAGCTTCGACGCGCGCACCGCGAGCACGTTCTCGTTGCCCTTGTAGCCCGCGACGCGCGCGGCCTCGACGCCGGACGCGCCCGCGCGGATCGCGACCGTGAATCGGCGCATCCGATCCGTGAGCCCATCGGGACCGACCTGCTCGCGCGTCACGGCATCCTCTTCACGGCGTAGAGGCGCACGGGCTCGCCCGATGCCGACGGCTTCTCGTGTTCGATCGTCGCGGCGTCGTCGTACGCGTCGGGTGACGCGTTCCGCAGCAGCCACGCGGCGGCCTTCCAGTCGCCGTCGTCGGCCGCGGAGCGGATCTGCATGAGGAGCTTCAGCTCGCTCTTCGCGCGCGCGCGCTCGATCGCTTCTCGGAACGATGCGTACATCGCATCGCCCGGCTTCGAACTCTCGCCGAGCGCCATCCAGCGCTTCGCCGTCGAGCGCGAGATGCCCGCGAGCACCGCCGCGCGCGCGAGCGGCATGCCCGCGGCGACGTACGCAGCGATCTCCTGCGTGAGCTCGGGAGTCAGCGCGCGTACCACGACTCTCCGTCCTTTCGAGCACGTGTCGAGACGATCTCGCGCGCAACGCGCTCGACGAGGTGCTCGGGCAGCCATCGCGCGAGCTCGGTCTGCACCGTCAGCGTCGGCTCGAACATCGCCTCGTAGCGGATGACCGGCGCGCCGACTGCGTGCGCGTCGGCGATCAGACGATCGGCCATCACCGCGTGCGCCTCGAGCGCCCGATCGCGCACGCTCGTCATCACGACGTGATGACCACGCGCACGGAGCGCATGCCACGCGTGCTCGTAGAACGACCACACGCGCATGCGCTTCGGCGGGAAGATGCCGACCGGCGAGCGCGTCAGCACCGCGCACTCGAAGTGCTCTGCGAACGCCGGCAACTTGAACGGCGAGAACACCTCCTTCGTGAAGGCGAAGTCGTCGGCGAACCACGTCGCGCGGATGTCGTCGTGGACGTGCTCGTCGCCGGGACTCGCGATGTTGTCGAAGCAGCCGGCGAGCTCGCACCCGAAGTTCCACACGAGCTGCCGTTCGCGCGCCGGGTTCTGCAGCGGGTTGAAGTACTCGAGGTGCGAGCGCCCGAGCGCGCGGCCGATGATCTCGCCGAGCCACGTCGAGCCGCTGTTCGGGAGCGTGTTGAGCAGGTACTGCGTCATCGCTGCGCCGTCGGGTTGGTGCGCGAGACCTTGATGGAGATCGCCGCGACTGATCGGTTCTTCTGAAACGCGGGGGCGCGATACGACACGTGCCGGCCCCACTTCCTCACGAGCTCGACACTCGTGCGCTTGAACGTCGCCGGCGTGACGAGACCGACGTTCCCGCCGCGCCCGCCGAACACGCGACCGCAGTCGAAGTAGAAGCGGCAGTCGGCGTACACGCACCGATCTTCGAGGAGCGTGCGCAGCGTCCAGTCGACGTCGCCGCGCCCGAGGAACTCGACCGCGTACGGTCGGTGCCGCGCGTCGCCCATCATGCCGAACGCGTTGCACACGGGCTGCACCGGCCGGACGGGCTTGAGCTCGGCGTGGAGCATCGCGGTGTTCGCGGTGCGCGACCAACAGAAGGTCGTGAGACCGAGATCGGTGCAGCACCGCGCGGCGTTCTCGACGATCGCGAGGATGTCGGTCGGGCTCGTGATGCGGCGCATCGACCCCGTCGTGCCGCGCACGCACTGGAAGTCGTCGTCGATCTCGACGAGCACCTTCGAGGCGATCTTCGCCTGCATCCAGTTGATGACGTTGTAGAGGCCGTCCATCGGCGGATGGAGCAGCAGCCGATCGTCTGGAACGAACGGCGCGTAGTCCCAGCGCTCCCGCTCGTCAACGCAGATGAGCGCGGTCGGGAGCAGCCGACGGATCAGCTCCATGTTGTGCGCGCGCTTCCGCGAGGGCACGACGATCTGGTAGTCGAGCGCGCTCACGACGGCGCGTCTCCGAGGATGGCGAGCAGCGACTCGGCGCGGATCGCGCGAGCAGTCCCCATGCGACCGCGACGCTCGACGGGCTTCAGCCCGAGTCGCTCGCAGAGGACGTTCCAGTCGTGCGTCGAGGACGCGAGCACGACGAGGTAGTCGTAGTGCTCATGCGGCTCGAGCTGCATGCCCGGCACGTCGCGCCGCGCGTCGTCGTCGCTCAGCTCGCCGGCGGGCTCGTCGTCGTCGGGTAGCTCGATCGTCCCTTCGAGGTCGGTGAGCAGCCGCCGCACCGATGCGTCCTCGGTCTCGACCTTCGCGAGCAGCTCACCGAGGAGCTTGTCGTCCTGCGCAGCGAGCGTCGTGATGGGGTCCAGCGTCGCGAGCACCTTGTCGACTTCGCCATCGTTCAGATCGACGACGAGCACGGGAACCTTCGCGTCCGGCGTGAGGTCCGAGCGGAGGTGCCCGTCGACGAGCTCGAGCCCGCGCGGCGTCTCGCGCGCGATGAGCGCGTCGACGTAGCCGACCTCGCGAAGCAGTCCACGCATCACCTCGCGCTGCGCTTCGGGATGCGTCCGCCAGTTCTTCGGGTTCGGAACGAGGTCGCCAGCGCGCACCGTCCGAAGACCGACAACCCGGTTCCGCACGTCAACCATGCTCGGATCAACCGACTTGGCGGCACGTTCCTTGTCGCGTTGCTTCGCCATCACGCCACCTCCGACGACGCCGTGCCACGTTGGCAGTTCGGCTGTTGATCGGGATTCACGCCCGCGAACGCTGCCCAGGCTGGATGCCGAGGCGGCACCACCCATGCAGTTCGGTCGCTCGTCCCCACGGGAACGAAAGGACCGGAACTATGGCGATCACGACCAAGGAACGAGCCGCGCTCATGGTGCGCGCATTCGAGAGCCGCACGCGCGACAACGGCGAGCACTACGTCTGCCTCACGGACGGCTCGCCCGATTGGATGACCGACGTGGTGCGCGCCGCGCACGACGACGGCTCCATCCTTCCCGACGATTGGATCTTCGCGACGGTCATGTCGGCCGCGGAGTTCATCGCGGACGCGGACGATCCCGACGACGGCGCGCACGAGTGGGCGGACGCGGAGGTCGACGTCTACACGCATGACCTGATGGCGTGGGCGGCTCGCAACGTCGACGCGGTCGATCAGGTCATGGAGGACGAGCACTTCACGACGGTGACGGGCGCGATCATGCGCGCGCAGTACGAGGTCTGCGGTCGCATCTACGACGCCGTGAAGCACGCGCTCGACCAGCTCGACGCGGGCGAGGAGGGCTGACCCGTGGGCGACGACCGCTTCACCATTCGGGCCGGCGAGCTTCGCGCCCTGGTCGCGGCATACGTCACGGACGGTCGCGAAGTCTCGGTGCGCGTCACGCACCAGGACGGCGCGTGGCGCATCTCCGTTCGCGACCCCTACGGCGGTCCCGACTTCGCGAACGTCCACCACGCGGACCTGCTGACGGCGGTCGAGATGGCGCGCACCGATACGCGCGCGGGGTACTGAGATGGGAGTCCAGATCTGTCTGCCCGGCACGGAGGCGGCTACCTCGACGACGCGCTCGCCCGCCGCGTACGCGATCGTTCGATGCGCGTGCGGCACACGCGTCGTGCTCGGCCGCGAGGTCACGTCCGTCGCGTGCCCGAAGTGCCGGCAGATCGTGTCCGGCGTTCTCGCGCGGGACGACCGATGAACCGCAGCGAAGCGGCTCGACGCGCGCAAGAGCGTCGGCGCGACCGCGACGACCTGCTCGAACACGAGATCGACGAGGAGCTCGTCGTCGTCTGGCGCGCGATCGGCCCGCGGGCCCGGTCCGCGTTCCGCGCGACCGCCTACCGCTCGCGCGCGGAGACGTTCGCCGAGTGGTGCCACGACCACGCCGGCGACGTCGCGCGCATCGCCATCGCGGCGCAGGAGGCCGGCATCGACGCACTGATCGCAACCGAGCGCGACGCGTACGACGCGCGTCAGTCGGAAACGGCATCCGACGTCGATCTCACGCGTGCACTCGCGCATCTCGCCCCGACGATCGCGGCGCGCCTCGCAGCGCGCGCCCCCGGCTCGTGTCTCGCGAGGTGGGGCCGTCGCCCCGCGCATCGCAAGGAGTGCCCCGGTTGTCGGGCGGCTCTCCCGGTTCCCTTCTGACCCCACGGAGGACGACAGACCATGATGCCCACGACCCGAAACGGACACCCCGCCCTGCTGATGGTGAGCGCGATGCAGAAGTGCATCCGACGCGGGCTCGAGGCGGACGCGATGGCGTTCGCGTGCGAGCTCATCCACACGTCGAAGGCGTACACGACGATGGTGTGCAACCGCCTCGTCGTGATCTCGCACGAGGACATCGACTCGATGCGCGCCCCGTGGGTCGTGCCCTACGTCGCGGCGGCGCTCGATCAAGTGCCCGCGTTCTACGCGAAGAGGCCCGACAACCCCGGCGGCGCGCGCATGATCGTCGGCAACGTCATCCGCATGCTCGCTCGCGCACCGAAGTCGCGCGAGGGCGACCACTTCCAGGCCGCGATCGGTCTCGCGAACCTGCTCGAGCGTCACGTCCCCGAGGTCCCCGACGTCGCCTACGACAAGCACACGCAGCGCGGCCGCGCGATGAAGCGTGGGCTCGACCACTTCCGCACCGAGGGCACGGTGCTCGTCGACCCCGACGGCTCGCGCGTCCCCGAGGACCGCTACGCGGACGAGGCGTACCGACTCTGGCGCCTGCGCGACGAGCGCGAGCGCGCCGGCGATCAGACGTCGATGTTCGACGGCGAGGAGGGCTGAGCGAAGCGCGTCGACACGCAGGCCCCGGGTGGTGCACAACATCGACCGCGGGAGGGCGCATTGTTCGAGCGGCTCTACGAGGATCCGGTCCGCTACGGCGAAGACGCGGCTGCGAAGGTCGTGGCGATGGTCGGCGACCTCGACGAGCTGCGCGCGATCGCCGCCCGTCCGCGCTGGACCGAGACGATCGTCGCGGGCTTCGGCAAGCGGCGCGTCCTCGAGCTCGCGGCGTTCTTCGTGAGCGATGGCGTGTCGCAGAGCGACATCGACAAGTTGTTCGAGATGTACGCGAAGGACTGGCTCCGCAAGTACGAGAGCGCCGCACAGCGTCGTCTCGAGGGCGCGATCGCCGAGCTGGAGGGTGACGACGACGGCGGCAACGCAGCCGAGTAGGACCCGCGGGGAGGGCTCAATCCCCCGCACCTTACCCATTACGCGCGTCCGGGTACCCGGCGGCGGTGGCTTCACGGGGCGACGGGCTCGACCCCCATCCCCCCGGTTCCGCCCGTCGCACTCGCGCGATCGCGTCTCGTCGCATCGTCGAGTCACGGCCGCATCTCCCCGCGCATCGACGCGCCGACGACGTGCACCACGCTCCCGATCTCGTTTAGGCGGTCGGAGAACCGGGCGCCGTAGCGCTTCCCGATGTCGTCGGGCCGCAGGTTCCCGATCAGCAGGGTCCGGCGCTCGCCCGCGATGCGCTCGTTCAGCATGCCCCACACGGCATCGCGCGATCGCTCGGCATCGCGCGTCGTGCTCGTACCGAGCTCGTCGATCACGAGCATGTCGACACCGACGAGCCGTTCGACGTGCTGCTCGTGCGCGAGCGTCGACGAGTGCCACCACCGAACGAGCCGCGGCTCTTGGAGGTAGCCGATCGTTCGTCGTCGACGCAGCCACGCGGCGAGCGCGAGCGTCGCGGCGACGGTTTTGCCTGTCCCCATGTCGCCGACGAGCACCAGCGCGCGTCGCTCCGAGCGCAGCCACTCGGACGTGACCTTCGTAGCGTGCGTCGCGCGGACGTTCGCGCGAGCGATCGCCGGCAGCAGGTCGCCGCGCACGGGCAACGCGAGCTCGCGGAGCGCGTGCTCGATGCGCCTGGCTTCAGCTTCGCCTCGTTCGGTCGCGAGCTGCTCGCGCGTTGGTTCCGGCACCGGCTTGGCCGCGTCGAGTCGCGCGGATGCTTCGTCGAGCGAGCAGCCTTCGTCGCGAGCGATCGCGGCGACCGCGATGCGCCGCACGCGGGTGACGATCTCGGGAAGCGGCCCGCTGATGTGCTCAGTCATCGTCACCTCGTCGCGGTCAGCACCGCGCGCATGTCGTCGTCGGAGATCGTTCCGGGCAGCGTCGGCACGCGCGCCATCACAGCGGCGGCGTCGACGTCGGCGGGCTCGCTTCGCGTCGCGATCCACCGTCCCGGATCGCTCGACCAAGTCGCGAAGTTCCATCGGACGCGAGCGACGAACGGATCCTCGCTCGCGAAGTAGCCGGCGATCGACGCGGCGATCCACGACTCGCCGTCCGCGCGCGACGCGACCTCGAGAGCGATCCGATCGAGCCGGTCGCGATGTTTGCCCGCTCCGGGCCACGCGTCGCGGTTGCGCGCTTCCCACGCGCTCTGGAAGCCGCTGACGACGAGACCGAACGCACGGTCGTTCGGATCGGGTGCGGGCGCGTCGACCTTCGCGAGCTCGTCGGAGGGTCGCGCGCACGCGCCCGCGCGATCCCTTACAGGTCCAGGTCGTTGGTACTGGTACAGGTCCAGGTCAGGCGCGAGACTCTCGCGAGGCTCTCTCGACACGATCGCGTCGCCCTCGCGCGGCTCGACCGAGGCGCTCGCGACGGATTCGCGAGACCGTCGCGAATCGGCGAACAGGTCGGCCGGACGTTCCGGAACGAGCGGCTTGCCGGGCTTGTCGACCTTCTGGTGTCGTTTCCAGTTCCTGATCGCGAAGTAGGTCTGCCCGGACTCCGTCCACGTCCCGATGAACCGCATCGCGAGGAGCTCGCGAAAGGCTCGCGAGGCTTTCGCGAGAGTCTCCGGAGCGTGCGCGCCATCGTCACGTTCGAGCTGGTACGGCCACACCTTCGCCGCGATCGTCGCGATCGACGCACGGCCGTTGCCGTAGTCGTCCGCGATCAGCAGCAGCCCGATCGACAGCGTGCGCGCCTCGTCGCTCGCCGCCGCGAGGAGCTCGTCCTCGAGCCACTCGGGCTTCACGGTGCGGATCCGTCCGCTCACGGGCGCGCCCACCCGCGCGGTGGTCGGTCCGGCACGTCGTAGTCGAGCTCGCGCTCCCCACGTCCGCGAGGGACGCATGCCGCGGCGCGGAACTCGTCGACGACTTCCATGTGTCGGCACACCGCGCGGTAGAGCCGGACCGCGGCGGGGTCACAGGCGGGCGGGATGCGCACGACGGCGACGCACGGGATCACGGCCGCGTCTCCGATCGACCGCGGAATGCGCCCTCGCACACGTCGAGCACCCATCGCGTCCGCGCGGAAGGCGCATCGACGCCGGTGGCCGCGCGGGCCTGGTCGCGCTCACGCTCGGCGTTCGCGAGCTGCGAGCGGAGCTCCGCCTCACGCTCCATGCCCAGCCGCGATTCCTCCGCGAGATCGCTGCGCCGACGGAGCACCCACTGGTCGCTGGCGTCGTTCATGACCGCCCCCGCGTAGTTGGGCGCCCGCGGCCTCCGCCGAGCCATTCGGCGACGTGAATCGGCCCCTCATGCCAGTCAGACGTGAAGCGCTCGATCGCGTTCGCGACGGTGATGCCCGCCGATCGCTTCCCGGCGAGGATCTTCGACAGCGTTGAGTTGTCGAGGCCCGTCCGAGAGGCGAGCTCGGCGATCGAGAGCTTCCTTTGGCTGACGAATCTGCGGAGACGTGCGTGCGCGGTCATGCGCGACTTGTGGCGCACGCCACTGTTCAAGTCAAGGCTCACGCCATAGGCGTGTTTCACGTGCGATCGCGAAAGTTTTGTGGCATACGTCACGCATGGCGCTCGAAGACGACCGATTTCGCCTGCTGATCGCGCAGTACTGCGACGATCACGAAATCGACATCGAGGCCCACGGCGCGCAGAGCCGCATCGCGCGCGCGTTCGGGAACGTGCACCCGAGCACCATCAACAAGATCCTCGGCACGGGGCGCGGTGCCGGCGAAGAGGTGCGCGACAAGGTCTGCGACGCGCTCAACCTCGACCGCGACTTCTTCAAGGTCCCCGAGCTCGGCGATCGCAAGCGCTACACCGACTGGCAGGTCGCGCCCGGTGCGCGTCGCCCCCCGCCGACGTTCCACGAGACGACCCTCGATCGCGACGGCGATCCGCGCGCGCGATCACCGTACCCCGACTTCGAGCGCTACATCGGCGACTACGAGCTCGAGAAGACCGCCGACGGGCGCGCGTTCGCACAGCACCTGCGCGGGATCTACTTCGCGCGCGGCGCCGCCGAGGCGACGTACGCGTACGCTGGCGCGCTGCACCTCGCGTTCCGCGCGACGCACGCGGGCAAGGCGATCGAGCCGCGCGGCGAACGGCGCGCGCCGAAGCAGGGCGGGCCGAAGGCGCCGCCGAAGAAGCGCAAGAGCTAACCGTGGAGTCTGTCGCATCCCGCAAGATGTCGTCGCATCCCGACGCATCCCGCGAGAACCCGTTGACATGCGTTCAGGTACGGCACACAGTCCGGCCCGTGGCGACAGAAGACAAGGCCCAGATCGCGGTGCGGTTGCCGGGGACTCTGCTCGCGCGCCTCGACGCGTACAAGGACCGCATCCGGGGTGAGCTCCCCGGCATGGAGTTCACGCGCGCCGACGCCGTGCGCGTTCTTCTGGAAAAGGCGCTCGCCGACGCTGGAATGTCTGGCGGATCCGTGCGGCTCGCTGGCAAACCTCGACGGAGGGTGTCGTGACGGAGCTCGTGACGTCGGGGCGCGCGCGGTCCGCGGCGCGACGAAATACGCTGCCGCCAACGCAACGCACGCGATCGTCCGGCCGAGAACCGGACATGCCCAATCCCGCGCAGCTCCGTCTCGTCGGCGCCGATCGCGAGCGGATCGTTCCGGTCCAGACCGAGACACGGCGGTCGCTCGCAGCGGTCGGCCTCTTCGCCGGCGTCGGTGGCATCGAGCGCGGGCTCGCCGCGGCGGGCCACCGGACCCTGATGCTCTGCGAGATCGAGCCCACGGCCCGCGCCGTTCTCGACAAGCAGTTCCCCGACGTGCCGAAGCACGACGACGTGACCACGCTTCGCGACCTGCCGCGCGGCACCGAGCTGCTCGCCGGCGGCTTTCCTTGCCAGGATCTGAGCCAGGCGGGGAAGACGCGCGGCATCGACGGGATGCGCTCAGGACTCGTGCGAGATGCGCTGCGCCTCGCGAAGCGAGCTGACGTACCGTGGCTCCTCCTCGAGAACGTTCCGTTCATGCTCCAGCTCTCGCAGGGTCGAGCGCTGGAAGTGATCGTCGGCGTACTCGAGGACCTCGGATACAAGTGGGCCTACCGAGTCGTCGACGCGCGCGCATTCGGTCTGCCGCAACGTCGCGAACGCGTGTTCCTTCTCGCTTCGCGTTCCGACGATCCACGCGCCGTCCTCTTCGCGGACGAGGCGGGCGCACCGCCCGATCTCTCCCGTGAGGGCCACGCGTGCGGCTTCTACTGGACGGAGGGAATCCGCGGACTCGGCTGGGCCGTGAATGCCGTACCGACGCTCAAGGGTGGCTCCACCGTCGGCGTGCCGTCGCCGCCCGGCATCTGGACGCCCGACGGGCGCATCGTGTCGCTCACGCTCGAGGACGCAGAACGCCTGCAGGGGTTTCCGAAGGGTTGGACGCGCGCAGCGGAGACCGTTGGGAAGCGCGGGTTCCGATGGAAGCTCGTCGGCAATGCGGTGAGCGTCCCGGCGTTCAAGTGGATCGGCCGTCGCCTCGCGAAGCCGGGCGACATCATTCTCCGGAACGAGGCGCCGATCGCGACCGGAAGGAGCTGGCCACGCGCCGCGTTCAACGTGGGCGAGGGCCGGTTCTCGAACGAGCTGTCGGCATGGCCCGAGCGCGTCGAGGGCCCGCGGCTTCACGAGTTCATGGACCCCGAGTCGCCACCTCTGACGCTGCGCGCGACGGCGGGCTTCCTCGAGCGCACACAACGCGGCTCGCTGCGCTTTCCGCCCGGATTCATCAGCGCGATCAAGGCGCACGTACGCCGGATGGAGCGCGTCGACGGGTGAGCGCATCGCGGCAACGCGAGGGCCGCGCACTCGTCCGCGTCGTCGACGGACACGAGATCCGATTCGATCGAGAGACGTCGCGACGAATGGCCGGCGTCCGACAGCAGGACACGACGCCAGAGCTGCTCGTGCGGCGAGCGCTCGCACGTCACGGCCTCCGGTTTCGGACGCGCAACCGCGACCTCGCGGGCTCGCCGGACATCGCCAACCGCCGCGGCCGCTGGGTCGTCTTCGTGCACGGCTGTTACTGGCACCGCCACGCAGGGTGCAAGCGAGCGACCACGCCGAAGCGGAACGCCGCCTTCTGGATCGCGAAGTTCGACGCGAACGTCGCGCGAGACGCGAGGGCCCGTCGCGCCCTGGTGCGAGTCGGGTATCGCGTCGCGGTGATCTGGGAATGCGAGGCCGAGAACGCGCCGCGTCTCGACGCGTTGATCGAGCGGTTCGCGCGCCGGCTCGTTGCCGTGCGTTAG